AGCCCACTTTTCTATCTTGGATTTCTTTTTAGACTTGGTGTATTTTAAAAAGGTTCTACCCTTTGGTATCACATCTGTATAGAATTGATAAACTGATTTAGGTTTTAATTCCCAATATTGTTGTATTTCATTCACTACTTCTATCCACTCTGGTTTCATTGATAAAAATCTATGCACCATATAATTGGACCAACTCTTTTTAGATGCGTCATCTAATTCGTCCCAATAATTTGGTCGTTGATTATTGGTAATTTCTTGTATGTGATTAAATAGTGTTTTTGTTTTCATTGTGAATAACCTTTTAGATATAAATAAATAGTCTATAACTTTCTGAAAATAGAAATAAACTTATCTACCCATTGATTTTTTTTCAAATCTATCAATAATGTAACTCTATCTGTATCTCCCTCATTGAATAAAGTGTGAATTTTTCTCGTGTCAAAATGATATATTCTACCAACTGGCAATTTATAACAACGATAATTTCCTTCAAATCTTTTTCCAAATGAAATCATATCATATGAATTTTCTTCTGTCCACCCTTCATCTATTTCATCATAGTTCGTAGTGCATAACCAACTTTTGTCATTACTGATTATTGGTATTTGAAATCGTAGTGTATCCTCTCCAATATCTTTATCGTTGTGAAGTCCATAAGATGATTGTGGACCTCGTCTTAATAATCTATACGATAATACTTCGGTTTCAAAACTATCATATATTTCTTTAAAGTATGGTGTGTAATTTAAAGCACCTGTAAATGGTAAATTATTATGATGTTCAATTCCTGACTCAGGTAAAGATATACAATGTCCGTATGCTCCGTCATCATAACTAAACATTGATTCAACAATATCTTTATCTTTGATTAGTTTTTCTATATCATAAAAATTACCTGCTAACATATTCATAATCTTCTCCTAATACTGATTTGTTAAAGGAACTCTTTTGTAATTTACGGAATGTTTATCGTAGTCTAAGCTATCCAAATATAAATCATAAACTTTCTGTGAAGTTCCAATGCTGTTTAGTGTGATATTATTTTTTTCTTTGATATCATACTTCTGATTAAAAGAATTGTCTTCTTCATCAATAAATAGTTTGTAATCATAGGATAACTTACTATCGGTCATTTTTAAATTTAACTTAAAGTGTGAATTAAAAACATTATATCCAAAAAACCTATCAATATATTTAAAATCTATATTATAATTATCAGAAACACTATGTATTGTCCAAGCAAAACATTTTATAACTTGCTCTATTTCATTTTTCATAATACTTTTAATATCAGTCTTTTCTTTGTAATTTAAAAAATCTGACATTACAAATTCTTCATCATAATTTTTATTATATTCTAATGTTAAATTTTTTACTTTAGACATAGATTTAAATGGTCCGTCATTTAAGTATGGTGCTTTTCCTTCTAAGTTTTTTGAAAACTTTAAAGCTCTTAAAAATGTATGAATCAAAAATCCTTTCAAATGTCTAACAACTAAAAAACTTTTGTAATCTTTTGTTACCCAAGAATTTAGTATCTGTTCTTTTTTAAACACATTAAAGTCATCTCTATAAACATCTAATGGTGTTGAATCCATTATGTCTGTTGATTGCATTAGATTTAAAATTCCATTATTGTGAAAGTATTTCTGATTATCATACAAAAATTTTAGTTGTAGTAAAAAGTCCATATAGTTTTCTTTAGGATAACCTGGTATCCAATTTGCATAAAATCTAACTTTGCTTTCGTATGCAGACTTTAGAAAATGACTAACATCGTCAGCTGTTTGTCCTTTTTCCATTAGTGCAAGTATTTTATTTACTCCATTTTCTGTTCCCACTCTCATCATATTTAACCCACAACCCACTGCTTTTTTTAATAATTCCGAATCCATTTTTTTGTGTGTTCTAAAGTATCCACCCCAACTTAGATTCATATTTTCTTTGTCCAATTTATCTACAAATTCTGTGAACTTTTTCATAGAACCATTAACTAACGAGTCAGTAAACCAAAATGATTCTACTCCATATTTGCTGTATAAGTCTTTCATTTCAAGTATTACTTTTTCAAAATCTTTGTAGCGATATAATCTGGTCTCTTGACAAAATGTACATTTAAAAGTACAACCTCTTGACGCTTGAATTGGTAATCTTACTTCTTGTTTGGCATACTTACACAATTCACTATAATCTTCTAATATATGTTTATCCCAACACGGAGTTTTTAATGTGTTTAAGTTTTGTGGAACCACTACCCCATTAAATACTGGTGTTCTACCACTACGACCCCTTTTAAGTGTTGTTGGAAAACTTGGTAATCTTTTGTCCCAACGATAAATACCTCTAATGTTTTCATAGTGTCCATCTGATACCCACTTATCAACCAAATCTTTTATAACAAATTCACCCTCATTGGAACTACACCCTACATCTACATATTCTCTATACATTCCACTTTCTTCTAAACCACCGGATTTTGTATACCAACAAAATGGTCCACCATACCAAATCTGTGTATGTTTATTCTTTTCCTTGATATATCTAGCGATGTAATCTGTAATTACAATATTGGAAGTGTAAACTGTAAATGCCACTACATCATAAGTTGATAATTCATTAATGTATTCTTCCCAATACTCTCTAAAGTATGGTATAACTTCCTCTACAACATTTTTTCTTTCGTTCCAAGGTTTGTCATTTTCCCAATCACTTAGTTGTTGTATTGTTTTGCCATTTTTTAAATAATATAAAGACGTTCCTATATTTAAATCGAATTGTTTTACTTGAACATTTGGATTATCTATGTGGGACTTCAAACTTCCAAGTGCATAAGATGGAGTTCCGTTAGACCATTGTGGACATATACATAATGCTATTTTCATTTTTTATGTAAAAAGTCTTTTATATCTTCATAGTATAAAATTCTATGATTTTTGTGTAGTTGAACTAATCCCTTCATTTTTTTATTTGCACTCATTATTTCATAATGAGTTAATTCTTTACCTTCAAGTTTGTAATAAGAATCAATTTGAGCTCCTATGTCTTTTCTGATTATTAAAAAAACCATATCTGCATAGTCAAGTATTTCTTTTAAATAATCTTTACTTTTTTCAAAATCACATTTCATACTTTTCCATTTGGTTTGTTCTATAAATTTATCAAACCCCATAGATTGAATTGTATTTCTGTGTTTGTCAAAGTCTGGTTCATTCCAAAACTCTTGACCCGTAATTTGCTCTAAGGTTTTTTTAAAGTTTGTTGAACCAACTCTCCAATGCGACAATACAACTATTTTATTCAAAGGTATCTCCCTCTAACCAAGTTAATATTGAGTATCTTTTACCTTTTGTTAATGGTGATATTCTGTGTGATAAAAAAGATGGAAATACAAGTATTGTTCCTTGTTTTCTATTTCCTTTAATTAAACTTCCGTCTTCTTGTGTTAAACCAAACTCTAAATCTCCACCTTCATAATCTTGTTCATTACTTAACTGAACAATAGCTGTAAGTTTTCTATTAGAGTAATCTCCACTACCTAAGTCAGTATGCCACTCGTATCTACCACCTACACCATACTTTAGTAGTCTTAATTTATCCAAAGAATTTACTTTGTATTTGTAGTGCTTTAAATTTGCCAGTTCAAGTACCATAGATATTTTACTTTGTAACTTATCATCTTCAAATTCTATGTTTTGTGTTAATCTTACGTTTGGATTTTCATAATCTTCACCCTTTCCGACTAACTTACCTGTTTGTGTTTCTTGACTATCAATTAAATTCATATACTTTTTACATTGTTCTGGTGATAAAAAGTTTTCACGATAAATGTAAAATTCAAAATCTTTATTTTGTTTATACAAAATGATTACCCCCTATAAATGTTGCTATAACAAACCTATCTTTATTTTTAAATTGCTTTATTTTGTGAGCAGAAAATGATGGAAATATAACTAGCTTTCCTGCTTCGGGTTTTACTTTTGTGTCCCAAATTTGTAATTCTCCACCCTGATAATCATCATTTAAAAATAATATTGTGGTTATTTTGGTTGCTGTGTTTGTAATGTCTCCCTCGGACATATCACTATGAAAACTATCTGCTTCTTCAAACTTATCCAAGTAATATTGTTTCCCATAACATCCTTGAACACCACTAATGTGAAACTTGAAACTCAAATCATTTGCTAACTTTACTACATTATAAATATTGTCAGATATTGACTCGTCTAATTTAACCCACTTACCATTATCATCATTGTAGTTATTTTCTCTAACTTCAAGTGTCTGTTGAGACTTAATTTGATTTATAAATTCATCACATTGTTCTAAACTTAAAAAACCTTTTCTTTCTATAACCCATTTAAATAACTTGTTTTCTTTAAATAAAGCTGTCACCTATGTATAACTCCTGTATAACATTTCTTACTCCCTTTGTTACTGGTGTAACTCTGTGCGACAAAAATGATGGAAAGATTGTTAATGAACCTTTCAATTTATTCATTTCAAACCATTCACCTGTATTTTTGTCTTGAAAACCAAACTGAACATCTCCACCCTCATACTCACTTGGGTCTGTTAATTGAAGAATTGCAACAAGTTTCCTTAATGAACATTTACCTGGATTGAAGTCTGCGTGCCAAGTGTAGTGTCCACCCTTTTCATATTCAATCATTTTTAGTTCACCCTCGTTTCTATCAATATCAAAGTGATAAACACTTTTGTTAACCATAGTTACAATAGTATTTATTTTTTCAATTAACCAACTCCAATCTCCGTTTGGTTGTTTTGGTCTAAAATCACTTTCGGGTTGTGGTAGTAAATACCACTCGGTTGTTTTTCTGATATTTTCTCTAATTTGACTTTCTAATGGATTTCCTTGTTCATCTACATCTGCAACACAACCCATAGTATCTTTTTCTGTTTCTTTTATGGATTTTATTAACTCATCACATTTTTCTGATGATAAGAATGTAGGTATTTGAATTGACCATTGAAAGTCATTATTTTGATTAAGTTCTTTCATATAACTCTCTTTCTTATTTTTGTGGAATATTATGTACTAATATATTACTTGAAAAGTAAGTATCAATATCTTCGACATCTAATGAATAAAATGTCTCTGATTCTGAAACTTCTGTAAGAGAAGTAATTTCTACTTCATCTCCGTTAGTGTCTAAAAAGTATTGTCCTGTTTGAATATCCTTTGGTGATTTCCAACTCCAAGTATCCCCGTCTTTTATAAAAAATTGTTTTAGTTTTGCACCACCTTGTATTATAACTGGTAGTTTAATACTACCATTTGCTAAGTAATATCCGTACATTTCTTTGTCCATAGTTCTAACCACAACTGAACCTGAAGGTGTTGAACCTGTTAAATCTGTCGTTGTATAGTCGTTCCAAGAGTCTGAAAAAATTTCATCTGGCATTCCGACTGGTAAATAAGATTTAACTACATCTCCAACTTCTACATCTTGGATTTGTTTTGTAGAGTTATCATACATAGTAATTAAACTACCACTCGGACTTGTATAGTACAAAACATTTTTTAAATGGTATCTATCTCCACCCGTTTCTAATGCAAATTTATTTGCTTTTTCTTTTGGGTGAGAATAAGAAAAATAATTTATGTGTTTGTCTGGTGTCATCCAGAAACATTCTTTTGTAATAGGATTATATCCTGCTCCACCCTCTACACTTGCACTCGGAACAATAAACTTTTCTATCAATAAAGAACCACTATCAACTGCGTCTTGATAAGTTGAATTTGTGTCAATATATTTGTAAAATCTTATCGTATCTTGTTGTAATGAACCATCTTCAGCCGGGTTTTTTACTACTAAGTCTGGATGATATGGATAACTCGTAGAAAATGAACCTGTATCAAATAATGGAACTAAACTTGAACTAACTGGTGATGAACCCAATATAGTTCTAAATGTATTTTTATTAAATGAACCACTTACAATGTTTAATAATGTATCATCACTATACCAAGGTGTTTGAATGAATAAGTGAAAACTACCTGTATAGTCATTACTACCTCTTTGTGAAAAATATGTGTGTGATGTGTCGTTGTTATATTCAAAATTAGTTGTTATTCCGTGTTTTGCAAAACTTTCACTAATTATAGGTTCTTGAAGTGATGACGGATTTCTTTTAATATTATCATCTCGTCCGTAAACATAAGCAGTTGTACAACCTTTTTCATTTGCGTAGTCTGCAATTAAATCAAATGAAGCTGATTGTTCATTGTAACTACCATAAACACCACAAGAGGTATTCATTTCATTAAAATATACATTATCGGAACCACTTTCTACGATATAATCTATATTTGAAGCGATTGCAATATTAGTATTAGATGGCCAACCACCTGCACTTCCTGTAATGTAATTTAAAAAATTTTCTGATTTTGTTTTTACTGACATAATTTTCTCCTATGTATAAATATCAATATACCAAAGAATTAACTCCACTTAGATTATTTGAAATATAGTTATCGTAAACTAAAGCAAAATTATCAATACTATGTAATGTTGAATTTGGTTTTAAGTCTTTCATTAATTCTAATGAACTTTCAAAAGTTTCTTTACTACAATAATGACTACCGATTATTTGCTTTTCGTCTAACCATAAATATCTACTATCAAAAGAAACATCATAACCGGTGTGTGCTCCGTAAGTTACTATCTTTCCTTTTTTATCTAATAACTTTAAACTATAATCTAATGTATCTTTTCCTAAGTAATCTATGATGATTGTTGGTAATCCTTTTGATGACTTCATAGACTTTCTCATCATTATTAAAGATGACTTTTGGTTTAAGTCAAACTTTGTTCTATCAAAAGATAAGTCTGCTTTACTATTTAAAGTATCAGATGTAATGGTGTAAACACTAAGTCCTAAATGCTTACACAATTCTATGGCTGTTGTTCCACAAGAACCACTACCACCCCAAACCAATACTACATCATCTTTTGTATAATTGCAATTTTTTAGTGCTTGATAGTTTGTAGCATAGTAACCTACACAACAATCTTTCCAATCTAAGTGTTTTGGTTTTGGATAACACATATCTTCTTTTACAACCGCGTATTCTCCTAATAATCCATTAGTGGTTTCGTATCCAAATACCTTATTATTCATCATAGAATAAACTACAATTTCGTCTTCAACCTTTACATTAGATATGTTTTTCCCAACTCGTTCTACTATACCACCACCATCAGTTCCAAAAATTGTGTAATCACGATTATACAAATTATTCATATCTACTGGATGACCGGAAGCTGCCCATACAAGATTATATGACATCATACAAACTTTTGACTTTATCAAAATTTCATCATCTTTAATTGTAGGTTTTGGAACCTCAATCAGTTCATATTTATTACTATTTCTTTTTAATACCCAAGCTTTCATATTTTTCATTTATTTCTACTAAATTTTTGACTTTTCTACTCACTAACTTTGCTGGTTTATTCCAATTATGAATATGTCCAAAACAATAATCATAACCTTGCTTTTTTAAATCATTAAGTCGCATCCAAACTAAATCTTCTCCGAGTTTTCCGTCTCTAAATTCTGGAACTACATAACGATTACATAAATAAGGTATTTCCCAATTGTAA